TAATTATGGGCAAAATTTCTGATCTTGGGTTGGAGCAAGGTGCCCTTGAATATAATTTCTCCCGCGGCCCATCGATTAACAATAAAGCAAATTTATATAATAATCTATTTTGCCCAATTAAGATAAATGTGGCCTACATGCAGGAAAATAAAGAGCCAAGTACGTATTATGTCAATACAGCATCTAATAATAATCCTGTGCGGCCCACTCTTTGGGCGGCGTGCAAACTTCTTAATACCTCATTAGCCCCCCATAACCGCACAACTGATGATGCCGAATCAAGCCCCAACCCTTTGCGGGAAGAAATTGTGCATACGTTGCAAAACAAAATAATGGAAAAGACAAAAGGGTCTAAACTCCTTGAGGAGGTGTTGCCCATTAGACAAACTGTGTTTTCTACAGCACTTTTATACCGTTATGCTATGATTAGTGCTTATCCTGAGTTGCAAAATCTATTTTTTCCTACGAAGCTATTAATTAACTCTTTCATAACTCAATCTATTAAAATATTAGAGGGTGATTATTCATATGTTAACGACGCAGTTGAAGATGTCCCCCAGGAAGAAAAGTTAGCCATGTCAGCGCCATCGTCTCAAGATGTGGCTGCACAATTTTTTGAGTTAGTTGTTCAAATGGCAGCGAACACTGTTGATCCAACGTGGAAAACACCATGGTTTTTCCCCGGTCCACTAACCCCTGTTGGAATAATAGCAAAAATGATTTCGCAGATTCCAGACAAAGATAAAGACAAACTTACAGAAGAAGAAGAAGAATGTGAAGATGGCACCCCCCAAACAGACAGTGGATGATGTTGAAATGTATAATTATTTTATAATGAAAACATGTTTAAATTCTACTTATCTAGAGGAGATTAAATAAATGGGAATCGGTTATTCTCCAAAATTACCACTGCAACACGATCCTGTTGATGGGTATTACAAATTAAATAAAACTATAGGCGCCGTTATGAAGCAGAACATTAAGATGGTTGTTTTAACGTGCCCAGGTGAAAGAATGATGGATCCTAATTTTGGAGTTGGGGTTCGTAATTATTTATTTGATACTAAAATGGTTACTCATACATCACTTAGGGGCAAAATTATGGAGCAGGTAAAAAAATATGTTCCCTTTGTTCGAGTTACAGATATTAATGTGATAGACCTTCAGGATAGCCCGGGCGAAAACGAGCCTACAAACTCTCTAGGATTACAAATTCACTATACAATTCCCAGTGTGGGCCTAGACGACACATTAGCTATTACTTTTACAGCTTAAATATCTAATTATGAAAAGGATTTTTTAAAAATATGGCAACGAAAAAACCAGCAATAAATTATACTAATCGCGATTTTACTTCAATTAGAAGTGAATTAGAATCATATGTCAAGAGATATTACCCAGATAATTATAGAGATTTCACTGAAGCATCTTTTGGTTCTATAATGTTGGATACCGTTGCTTATGTTGGGGATATGCTTTCGTTTTACACGGATTACCAAGCCAACGAATCTTTTTTAGACACTGCCATTGAATTTGATAATGTACTCAAGCTAAGTCGACAAATGGGCTATAAATATAAGCCATATCCGTCTTCGTTTGGCGTGTGCAATTTTTATATTACCGTTCCGGCTGAAGCCTCCTCTCAGGCACCTGATGAAAAATATATGCCCATTTTACGCAAGGGATCGACTTTTATATCAACAAACGATACAATTTTTTCTTTGTTAGAGGATGTAAATTTTGCGCTTTCTGATAATCCAATTGTAGTTGCAAATCAGGATGCCACCACAGGAAATCCAACTTCCTATGCAGTCAGGACAGCGGGTCAAATAATTTCTGGTGAATTAGCAGTACAAGAAGTATACGTTGGAGAATATACTCCATTTCAAAGGGTTTCCATGGTTGGTGAAAATATAAGTGAAATAATCTCAGTGTTTGATGATAATGGAAATCAGTATTTTGAAGTTGATTATTTGAGCCAGGACGTTCTTCATGTCCCTGTAATAAATAGAAATCCTGACAATAATACCGTTCCATATATATTAAAGCCTGTTTCTGTTTCTAGGAGATTTAGGGTTGATTCTACCCCTGATGGCCTATTTTTACAATTTGGTCAAGGAAGTGAAGAAACTCCTGTTGAAGTCAAAGATCCGTCTGAGGTTATATTACAATTGCATGCAAAAGATTATGTTACAGATACCTCTTTTGACCCTTCTATCTTAAACAAAACTGATAAATTAGGAGTGTCACCATCCAGCACTACATTAACTATTATTTATAGAATTAACACAAATGAAAATGTTAATGCAGCCGCACAAACAATAACAAGAATCGGCACTGCAGATTTTTCATTCTTGGCCGAACAAGAAGGCTTATTAAACGAAGCTACAATATCTGGAGTACAAAATAGTTTGGCCGTTTTAAATGAAGCGCCTGTTACTGGCGACGTTGGCCTTATAAGCATTGAAGAAATAAAAGAAAGGGCCATGGCCAACTTTGCTTCTCAAAACAGGGCAGTGACCAAACAAGATTATATAGCATTGGGCTATAACATGCCATCAAAATTTGGAAAAATTAAAAGGGCAGCTTTGGAATTAGATACTGACTCATATAACCAGCGTAATATAAATTATTATGTACTTGCCGAAAATTCCGATGGAGATTTGGTGGTTGCTAATACCACACTTAAAAATAACTTAAAAACATGGATAAATCAATATAAGATGGTCAATGATACAATCGACATTTTAGATGCAAAGATATGCAATATTGGAATAGAGTTTAAAATCGTACCATTTCCTGGCACAAACAAATATGATCTTTTAGTTGAGGCCAACGATACGTTAAGAAATGCCTTCACTAAGACGTTTTATATTGGAGAGCCCATAATAATTACAGATATATATCAAATATTAAAATCCATTCCAGACCTTATGGATGTTGTGGATGTTAAATTAAAAGTAAAGGTTGGCGATGGTTATGCTGATGCTCCAATATCTATAGAAGAGGCTCTTTCTCCTGATGGTAGATTTTTATTTCCACCAACGGATACTATTTTTGAAATAAAATATCCAGATTTAGATATTGGAGGCACCGTAGAGTAATGGCTATTAAAAGATACACTGCAGACGCAGACAATACAATTACTAATGCTTATAAAGCTAATTTAACCGAACGCGGCGTCAGTGGCAATATGGGCCAATCAGACATAGTAGAATCATTTTCCATATATGCACAGGAATCAGCTTCATCAACTGAATATGCTAGAATTTTAATTAAATTTCCGGTCACTGGGACTGCCGCGAATTATATTTCATATGATCGCACTCAAGGAAATATCCCGGCCTCCGGAAGCGTTTCCTTTTATTTAAGAATGTTCAACGCAAGACATTCCCAAACAACGCCAAAGGATTTTAATCTAGTTGTATCAGCGATTTCTCAATCTTGGCAAGAGGGCAATGGCTTAGATATGGAAAATTATTCTAATGAAGAGCCATCAAACTGGCTTTACACAACAGATACGGATATTGCCGCTAGCGCATCTATAACTGTACGAGCGAATACAGCCGCTAACACACTCCATTTAACTGGAGCAACAGCGAATTATTTGTTTACTTCTATAAATGATGCAACCCCGGCGCCCGACTTTTTTCACATTGGAGGCAGCACTGCTGCATGCGCCACCAATATAGTTACAATAATAAATACGTCAGCTAGCGCAGACTTTAGTGCAAATGCTGTTAGTTCTATTGTTTATATTACTTCATCCGCCGCAGGAGCAGCAGGAAATTTAAATTCTATATCTTCTAGCGCCGCCGCCGTTTTTGATGTTACGGGTAGTGACAGCGTTGCCAATAGTGGATTAAGTGGAACTCTTGGCGGCGGAAGTGATTATACTTTGTGGACAACAGAGGGCGGTGATTATTATTCAGACGCCTCTTCCTCTTTTACTGCTTCCTTCAATACTGGTTTCGAGGATTTGGAGTTAGATATTACTCCGCTAGTTGAGCAATGGATTAATAGTGCAGGAAATGTATTGGGCTCTAAATCAAATTATGGTGTCGGAGTTAAATTGTCTTCCACTGAAGAATCTGACTCTGTTTCCTATTATACTAAAAAGTTTTTTGCACGAGGGTCTCAATATTTTTTCTATAGACCAATTATTGAAGCTCGGTGGGATTCTTCTATAAAAGATGATAGAGGGAGCTTTTATTACAGCAGTTCTTTAGCTCCTGCTGCCGATAATTTAAATACAATTTATTATTACAATTATGTACGAGGTCAATTAAAGAACATTCCGGCAGTTGGAACTGGCGCTATATTGGTTAGTTTATATTCCGGCTCTTCGGATAATACTGCCCCTTCGGGCGCGACGTTAGCTTTAAGCGTTGGTGGGGGCGTCGTAACATCTGGAGATTATAATGTCACGGGAGGTTATGTTTCTACCGGCATATATTCAGCCTCTTTTGCGTTTACTGGCTCGACATCTTTAACTACTGTTTATGATGTGTGGCACAGCGCCAGCGTTCAATATTATACAGGATCAATTGAGCCGAAAAGTTTAACTCAAGTTTGGCCCGGACAATCATTTAACCCAAATCAGCAATTTGTGAGTAATATTACTAACTTAAAGCCATCATATTCTAATCAAAATACAAAAGCTAGATTTAGATTGTACACAAGAAAAAAAGATTGGAGTCCAACCATCTATACAGTGTCTTCAAAAAAAGCACCAATTGATTTAGTTGAGGATGTCTATTATAAACTTTATCGTGTTAACGATGATTTGGAAGTAATATCTTATGGCACAGGAAGCGCCAACTATACTAGACTGTCCTTTGATAAGAGCGGGAGTTATTTTGATTTAGATATGTCTCTTCTGGAGTCAGACAATGTATATGCAATAAAATTCGTATATTATTTGAATTCTCAATATGTTGAACAATCTGAAGAATACAAGTTTCGAGTAGAGTAAAATAGAATGCCCATAGATTATAAAAAACTTTATCAAAGTCATGATATAATTTTAACAAATGCCAATCCAGAGTCTTTAGTAGAAGATGGTACGTTAGAATCTGTTGGTTATTTGAAAGATTATTTCAAAGAGAGGGAGAGACATAGACCTCCTGTTGACTTCTCTGATCTTAAAAACTTTGCAAGATTTGGGTCAGCAAAAAAATATTATGTTGATGCATTTGATAGAATTTATGAAACCTATCCCTATGATGGCTCTTTAAAAGAAAGAATTCAGTGGGAATTAAGTTCTTCATTTTTCGATTTGTATGTTTTTGAAGAAGTATATCCTCGAACAAATGGTTATGTTATTTTGTCTGCAGATGGATGGGGTACTCAAATTGCAGATTCCGATGGATATGGTGCACCCGCAACCGCTTCATATGAATATATTTTTGCAAAAGGCGGCCCAAATACATCAAATAGATCAAAAGATAAAGATATTGTTGATTCTTCCGGCGATTATAAAAGCGGTTATGCCAACGTCTGGGAACCATCTAAAAATAGAGAATGTAATTTAAAAATTGGAGGGATAGACGGAAATACTGTAGAATTCTGGATGAAAAAATCTGAATTTGTTACATCTGATACTGGGCGCGAAGTTATTTTTGATGCTAGTACGTCTGACTTTATTTCTTCAAGCGCAAATTACGGTCGCCTAACAATTGAAATGACCGGCACAACCGCCGTGTCCCCCTTTAGAGTTACATATATGTCTGGAACGGCCGGCTTCTCAGATGAGATTGTTGGGTCTTCGATAACCACATCATCCATAGCAGATGATAGTTGGCATCATTATGCATTCGCATTAAAAAATAGCGGCAGCAACGTAGAAATTAATTTTTATTTTGATGGCGCGTGCAATCAAACGATTGTCACGGGATCTTCTATTGGTTATGTTAGTGGAAATATAAATGCTACAATTGGCTCTCTCATAACAGCGCCATCCGGAACTTTTGCTCCAACATTGGGATGGGGTAAATTATCTGGTTCATTAGACGAATTTAGATTTTGGAAAGATGAAAGAAGCTCTGCTGAAGTTATTAGATATATGATTGAACCCGTAGGCGGCGGCACCAACACTGATGATGCAAATACAGCTTTAGGTGTTTATTATAAATTTAATGAAGGTATTGTTGGAGACACCACTTACGATAGTGTAGTGCTGGATTATTCAGGAAGAATAAGTAATGGTACTTTCGTTGGATATGATTCTGCGTCAAGAAATGTTGGTTCTGCAATGGTCAGTTCTAGTTTAGTGACTAAAGAGTTTAAAGATCCAATTTTATATCCTTTCCACCCGGACGTTCAATCGACTTTGGACACCAAAAAAGAAGAAGGCGAGATTCATGATTTTGCTAATAACTCTTCCATGTATCATTCGTTGCCGGCGTGGATTATAGAAGAAGATGAAGACAAAGAATATTCACCGCTAAAAAACTTGACTCAGATTGTGGGCTCTTATTTTGATTCACTAGCAGAACAAATTAAT